GTGGATGATAGTAGGGTGGGTTAGTAGCCCGCACCTAGCCAACACTTAGCTCCGCTTACGAGGTAGTCAGGGATGGGCTGAGTGTTGTAAGAGTAGGTGTTGTGTAGTGTGGCTGTGTGTGTGGCTATGAGTGTGGCTATGAGTGAAACCAAAAAACACCAGCAAAAAGAAGAACACAAGAACCCACACAAAGTCCCACCGGTAGCTAACTAAAAGCTCTCTAAAAGCTACGAATACCGCAGAAAACATTTAGTTTTGCTGTCTGGCTGGCGCTGCGAGGACCAGAGGGTGTGCTTGTAGTTTTGCGGGGGGTATACGGGGGAAGCCGGGCTCAGAGCGTGTAACGCTACCCCCTCAGATTTTTGTGTTAAAACCACCTTTAGCCCCGCTTTAGTGTTGCCCTCCCAGCTTACCTATGAACAACCAATGAAAACACGCAAGCTAGGAGAGCTTTACACAACACACACAACAAAAATAGGGGTTTGACACTTAAGGTCAACGGGAAAGTTTCTTTTTTATACGCTTGACAGGGGGTTCCTGCGGGTGTACTTAGAGTGTGGCTGTGAGTGGTTAAGCGTGCCTTATAAGCGCATAACCCACTAAGAATTCACATTCCACATCAGTCATAGGTTATGAGTGTTGTTATAAGTCTTTTAAGGCAGCTTAGAGGTTAACTCTAAGTGTACCCTTCAGTGCCTCCATATATACCACCTCTAATTAGACAACACATCCCATATCTTAACTACCGCAGGAACAGCTAAAGCCTCTACGGCCATAACTATCTGTTCTTCAGTCTTTACGGGCATGTTGTAATTGGCACCTGAGAGGTCTAGAGCACAGTGGATAATCTCGTGGACTAGGGTTGACCTAAAGAGTTCTTTAGTCTTTAGGACTTCTCTTCCTATGTTGATACAACGGTGTGTTGAGTCGTATTCAGCTAACCTTTCGTCCCCGAACTCCTCAACGATGTTGATGGGAATCTCTTGTCCTGCAATGTTGATTACATCCATTTGGGGTTGTTGTTGTTAAAGTTACCTAGGAACCGCTCTAGTTCCTCTTTTAAGAGGTCCTCCTTGCGGTCCACGATGCGTTTGTCTACGTCTTGAGCCATTTGCTCTGTCCAGTAGGCTACAGCCATGCTAAGGGCATCTAGGCGGTCATCGTGAGTGATTGCACCTCGTTGCCTTGTGAGTCTTGAGAGTTGGTAGATGAGTTGGTATTTGAGCTGAGAGTCGTGGGGATACCTTTGAGCGCTCTCGTAGTCATCTTGGATTACCTTAGGGTCAACCACGAGCCTGTGCTGGTTCATTACTGGCTCTAGGGTGTCTATGATTCTTCGTTCCTTTTGGATGTTGTGTCTGACCTCCTCGATGGTGCAGGGGTGGACTTTGGTGAGCACTGGTTTGAATAACTCAACAAACATACCGTCACCGAAGTTACTCTCGACCACGATGGCGTTGACCTTGTGTTGTTTGGCCTTCATGGCGAGGGCCTTCATTGTTGTGTCGTCGTAGCCGCCCTGTAGTCCACCTCCGTCACTCACAAAGAGGTAGCCATTGAGCATCTTAACGATACTGAAGGCTGTCTCGTCGCGGCCACGCCCGGAGGGGTCAATGGACATCACAGAGCCTGTGTAGGGTATGTAGTCTCCTATGGTTTCCATTGGGCGGTAGAAGCGGTCCCCTGAGAGGCCCACGTTTGGCACTGAGGAGTCCCACTCTAGTTTTGGGTCTCTGGCCCACACAAGCTTCTCAGGAGCCATCTCAGGGTCAACAGACATCACTATGAGGTCGCTGGTCTTGAGAGGGTATCTGTCTAGGTCACTTAGCCGGGTATCCAGCATAAACTGCATGGAGAACCCTGTGCGTCCGTAGGAAGCTTCTCGCTCTGCTAGGTCTATGTCTGAGAAGCGCAGGGGTTCTGTGGAGTCCCCAGCTTTCTCGTCGTCTACACAGATAGGACTGATTGTCCCATCGTAGGTGTTTTGGTTAACTTTGGCTGTAACATACTTGGCTGGCCAAATCTGTTTACGGTATCCTCGGTCTGTGAGCTTGTTGTAGATTGTGTCTTCNCACTGTGGGGTTCCCAGAAAGAGGACCCTAGAGTCAGCGTCTGGTTTGATGATGGCGTCGAACTCCTTGACCTGTTCGCCNAGCTTGTCGCGCATCCCTTGTGTGGCGCTGTTGCCTACAACCTCAATATCGTCAGCAACGATGATGTCAGCTCGTGAGCCTGTCAGTTGAGACGTGACTCCCAAGGATTTGACGGAGGGGGCGTGGGAGGCGGGGGCTGGTCCGACATCGAAGGAGATTTTGGAAAATCGCTGTTTGTCTGTGGGTCGGAGGTGGGCGAGGATGGGTAGCTCATGTATGAGTCTAAGTGTAAAAGTGCTAAAGTCGTCTGCTCTTGTTTTTGAAGCAGAGACGACAAGTATGTTCTTTCTTGGGTTGAGGAGGAGTTGATGGACAACGTATGCAGAGCAAATCCAACTCTTACCGACTCCCCTAAAGCCTTCGATAATAGCTCGTCTATCTCCTCGTTGCATGTAATCTGCGATTTCATATTGAATTGGTGTAGGGTCAGGTAGGTTGAGGTGCTTCCATACAACGTATAGAAAGTTCCTAAAGTCTTTTAGTTTGTCAGGGATTACCACGGTTACTTGTTGTTACCTCGATTCTTCTTTTTACTTTGAATCTTGAGGTTACGCGAGTTGTTATTTTTGGGGTTTCGGTCGGCGTGGTGAACGTCCTTACCCTTGAGGGCCTTCTTGCCCTTCTTCTTCACCATGATGGAACGAGCCTTGTTGCGCCCAGCTCTGCGCTTCTTCTGTGTGTCGCTCTTGTGGTAGCCGTCGTATTCCTTGCGGTAGTTTCTAGATTTATTCATTAGCTGCAAAGGGAAGTAGGTTTACAAGGTTATCCATAGGGTTCTCCTTGGATAGCCCAGCGTGGATTCCGTTGTCTTTTAAGAGCTGCCTAGCTGCGTTAAGGTCGCTAGGCGCTGCTTCCCCGGACTCAATCCGCATGATGAACTCGTTGATGAGTAGACTCTGAAGAGACTGTAGCTTTTTCTCTTGGTCTTCTATGTGTTCTTGTTTCTCCATTCTTTTACTATTCTGATTATTAGATAAACTAAACTTAATAAACCAACGCAAACACCAACTAAAGCGTTGATGTCAGAGAGGGTTAACGTGCTTACAATACCAAAGATACCGACTAAAGCTGGCGTATATGTTGAGTCCATGTCTTATGATAAAGCCGTGATTCCAACACAAGGTCTAACAAAATGAGGGGATTCAGTTCCTGAGGCTGTGTTAACATCAGCTACCCATCTAACTTGATGAAGAGTAGTATCGTTAGAAGTTGAATTGGCTCTACCTCTTAATTCAATTACTTTATTAGAAGTCCAAGTAGTAACCCTTCCGTCATTAGGGCTAGCCGACCCAGAGCCTATGATTCTAAAAGAATACTTAACGTGATACCATCCGGGTCCATAACCGTTGGCTGGGCCGTATATAAAACTGTATTGATTCGAAACTTCTGTGTTATCTAAATACAACTTAAGAGAAGTCGCCGGAGTCTCGCCTGTTGCCGCAGCACCAATCCAAAATCTACACTCATACACAACAATCTTAGCGGTAGATGGCGGTTTATATGTAATTTGTGAACCGGAAATAAGGGCGTCACTAGTAGTTAAAACCTGAGCTGACGTTACGTTTTGAACTGTAAGAGTTCGCGACGCTCCCGGTAGAGCGTAAACCGCTCCATCACAGGGAAGATAAACACTTTCGAGCATGTTGGTTTCAGTGTTAGACGTTGGTAACACCCCTGTCATTCCTGAGCTGATGTCAATAGCGCCTTTAATTGCTGTTGCGTGTTGGGTAACCGCTGCTTGCGTAACTGAGGCGGTCGGTATTGTAAGTGTCTTACCGCTTAAGTTTAGTGTGCTTGCTAGTTTAGTAGCACCAACAACTCCATCCTTTATTTTGACTGCTTCTACTGCATCTGTAGCTAACTTACTAGCACCTACAGCGCCGTCCTGTATGTCGCTGTTTGTTATAATCACCCGACTTGCGCTTCCCGCAGCATCTTCACTAGCTTCCTGAGCTGCAAACAAACCCTGCCTGTAGGCTGTGTCTAGGTCAGACTCTGAGATACGAGAGCCAGCCGTGAAGTCTACCAAAGCGTTTGTAGTAGTAGCTCTGTATACCCTAGCTGACGTAATGGTTAGAGAAGGGTATTGAGATGCGATGCTACCGCTTAATGTTATTATTTTAGTTGTCTCATTTACACTAGCTACAGGAACAGCAACCCAAAGGGGTCCCGGAGTAAGAATAGCAAACTTGATGTCATCTTTGTTTAGATACTCAAAATCAAAGGGTCCGTAGTTAAGTTGAGATGTACCGTTAGGTGAAGCTGAGCCAGCTGCTAAGGTTAAGGGGGTGTATGAATTAGGCATGGTTTTTTAAAAGTTAAGGTTATCTAGAGAANTCACCGAGTTCCTTTCTGAGTCTATTGAGAGCAACACGTCTGTAGGCTCCGAAAGTTCTTGTTAGCAACTTGGTTCTAGGGTGGTCCTTGTCGCTGTTCGCTGAAGTAACAGGAGGTAGGTTTTGGTAGTCATTAGACTCGATGACCCTTCTTAGTCTTTGTCTAAGAGTGTCACTTTCTGCGCCAGCAGTTGCGGTTCCCATAATCTCAAGAAACCTGTCGTAACCTGTTTGTCCTTTTGCGTTTCGAAGTTGCGTAAGGTCAACGTCTTGTCCATTAATAGGTCTGACGTATGAAGGAACATTTCTACCTACTTCATGTTGCTCAAGCTCCAAGTCAACAAGGTCATTAGAAGCTGTAGACTGGTAGATAGGGTTCATAGAAGCCAAAAGACTCCCTCCTCCTTCTCTTCGTTGAATTTCACCAAGGAAGTTTCTTACTGGCATGACAGGATTTCCTCCTCGCCAAGCTGAAGGAAGTCTCCTTTTGATTTTATCCATCAAGGTTCTAGCTTCAAGCACAGCAGGGTCTTCTTCGAAAATCTGGTTTGACCAGTTTAAGATTCCGGGAACAGCCATAGAGCTTAACACGTTATCTCTTATATTACCACCCACCCTAGCTGGTTCCTCAAAGAGTTCCATAAGCTCTCCTAAGTTCTCGATATAAGACTTGTTACTGACGTTCCTAGCCATAGTTGTTGCTACAATACCAAATATAGTCTTAAGGTAAGGCTCCTGAGCAGCATACTCCTCTGGGTTCCTGTATTCACTGTTCTCGCCCTGCTCCATCGCTTCGTCGTGGAGTTGGATAGAGTCAGCCATAATTCCAATCATAGTAGCAAAAGGGTCAAGCCTTTGGTAGCTAAGCCACTTATCTCCTATTTTAATTGAGTAAGCTCTTTTCCCTGTGTTTCTCCAGACCTTCTTTAGGCCCGGACTTTCAGGTTCGCCACCTGTTATTTTATCTCTAAGGCTTTCCACGCTCATATACATGGTCCCAGCGGCCATAACACCAAAAGACAACCTACCCACCGCCTCTGCTTGCTTGATTCCAGCTTCGTTGGTAATTATAGAAAGCATTTCTTCAGCTTGCTTCCTTGATGCAGGCAAACCAGCTTCTAAACCAAAGTCGTCTATCGCTTCATCTAAGGTTCTTGTCTCCAGNCCNNTCTTAAGTCTTGTAGCACCTAAAGCTTCTTTACCAGCTCCTAGAGGNAGCGTTCTTCCAAGGGCAAACGTAAGTATGTTTGATGGAGTCCTAACGAACGGAATAACAAAACCAAGGGAAGGGTGCATTGTAGCCATTTTACCTGTGGTCTTAAAGAACTTGTTAGTGACCTCGTTAGTAAACGTGTTTACCAAAGCCCAGTCAGTTCCAGAGTCTACTAATTCACGTCTAGCCATAGGGTCAAGAACGTTACTAATAATTCCATCTTCTAAAACAAGGTTTTTGCTTTGAAAATGAGAATTTACGTATTGTTCAATAAACTCGCTTCTGTCTTCGGTTATCTCTCCAGCCTTGTCCCTCTTGTTAAGAGCTAAGTGAGCTTCTTTTCTTACGTTATCTTCGTTTCTGAACCTACCATCTTTAGTGATAAGCTCGTTGAAACCGTCATGGATAAACTCTGCAAGCTTATTTGGGTCTTTGTGTAGTCCTCTTTTGTAGCCCTCTAAGGCTAAGCTTGTCTTAGTGCGTGAGCGGAAAGACATCTGCTTAAAGAACTCATCGCCCGTCATCATAATTCTAGACGGAGAGCGAACAACTTTACCGATAACATTGAAGGCACTTTTAAGTGTATTACCTTCAGGGTTTTTAATAGATAGTTCTCCTTGAGGAGCTAGCATACGGTCGTCTCTATAGGCTGTGTAGCCGCTGACTGAGCGAGCGTCATCGTCAACTCCTGATTTCCAAGCGTATTTCAGCGAATCTCTAAATGACTGGAAATCAAACATTGCCCTCATGTTAGCTTTTACGAGGTCTACGTTTCCTGTGGCCACTCCTCCGATAATGCTTTCAATGTGACGCAGAGGCAGAACAAGAGCACCGCCAAGGAAGTTAACAGCCCAAGTCTGAGGGGAACTAAGAATAGCGTTGTAATACCACTCTTGAGAAACGCCTAAGCCTTTACGCATTACGATGCTGTATTTAGAAACAGCGTTAGTAGGGCCTACCTCGCTTTTAAGCTTAGTGATAAACTCTCCCATGTTATCAGTTCCTTTTTTCTCTATGCTTGTCTTTTTGTAAATCTTCTCAAGGTCTTTGACAATTTTCTTAGGGCTGTATCCACGACTGTGTGCTCGCCTAAGAAGCTTACCAGCGTGACTGTTTGCTCTTTCAATAGCAACTCCTAGCGGTAAGTTCTGTCCAGCAACGTCCCTGCCTATTGAAGTTTGTCCTGTTTTGTAAAGAAGCTGACGGTCTCTTAGGCCCAAGGAATACTGAGTTCCAAAATCATTCCAAATTTCTTGAATAGCCGCAAATCGGTCTAGAGAACTAAACAACTCAACCAGAGCCTCTTCAGAACTCAAGGTTACGTCACCAGCTCCGTCTAGCTTTGCTTGTGTATAGCCCGGACCACTAGGGTCCATTGCCTTCTTAACATTCTGTAAGTTTTCGTAGATTTGGTC